AAGGAACGAGCGTCCTCGAGGTATTCGAGTAGCCCTGAGGTCTTAAAGATTCGCTGAACAAGGTGCAAGTGCACCCGATCAGACGCATCTTTCAGGTCTAGCGTAGCTAGTCGTCTATCCTTACTTGCCTTATAGGCGAGTCGCTGATTTACATCCTGCCGTGTAAAACGGATAGAATGCATAGTCAGTGGATGAGTCTCCAACACCGTATATACGTAGTCTTTAATCGACTGCTGCATATACTGCATGTGTGAAGGCTCAATCGCGATGACTCGTGGCGACGTCTGCGTCTTTGGCACAAAAACAACTCGAACGGGGAGTTCATCCCTTAGTTCGAGGTATTCTGGACCATTGGCACAGGCGATACCTTCCCGATTACCTCCGACTTCTGCTGCGACTCCGTAATTGGGGAAGCAGTGTAAGTCGGAAGGGAAGGTAAGTTCCGATCTATGGTTCCACTTACTGATGCGATGCCTCTCATTAGAGAGGCGACGATCAGCAGTGACCCCTGGGCCGTGATGACAAACAAAATCAAGATAATCAGGCTCAGGAAATACCTGAGACCAAATGATTCCTGAGATTTTGTCAAGGATATCATCCTTTCTCTCTACTTGAGAGGTCATACGGCGGAGCTCGCCTTCTACTTCGATGAAATGTCGTGTAGCCTCAGCATTTCGCTTTGGACTACACGGAAGTTTTTGTTTCTTAAAGAAACGACAAACTTGCCTAATACCAGCGATGGTATAAGGACATGGCTCATCGAGTAGCCTACCATCCTTATTGAACACACGTTTGAAGAAACCTCCCATAAAACGGGGGAGACTTCCATGTCTAGCAAAATTGCTAGGACATGTGAACGTCCCAGCTTCGAGACCTCTTTCGAGGGCATCGGAAAGCTGAGGAAGGGTAATCGTTAAAAACGAAAGCCCCTCGTGTTCACAACGACGCTCAATATTTTGAGCGTCGCGTTCTACGGACAAGTCTAGGTCCAAACTGAGTTGATTCAGTAAGGCCTTGACGAGCATGGTCGGTCTTTTCACTGTAACCTCTTTCTATAAAGGGGAAACAGGACCGTCTAGGCATTGCTCCGGTTGTCGAACAGTTACCTGAATCTAGCGTAAATACTACACGCTAGACCAAGAAGTAGAAAGCAACCGTAAAGCGCAAGCGCGATACGTAGCTTAATACTCACCACCGAGCACCTTGTTGTAGTTGGCCGAAGTCAACCACGCCTTGAGTGCATCGATGAGGTAACCGAGTTCCACATCGCTAAAGCCAGTCTTAGGCTCGTCGATGACGAGATAAACACTGGTTCCAATCTGCTTATTAACAGCAGAAATGGGATCCGCAGCGATCTTCTGCTGCGAGAGGCGAACTTCACGACGGAAACGCGAAGCAGTAACATTCTGCTTCACCGTCATGGAGGTGTTACCATCAGCTGAGGTAAACACATTCTGCGTCGGACCATTAGAGGTCTTCGGCAAAGAGGTGGCGACCGCATTGATAGTAACGCTTTGTGGATCTGCAAGCACTAGAAGCTCCAATATTTTACGCTGTTACAGGCCGTAGTAATACGGCAGGTGATGTCGTCTATATTCGAGACAAGCCTAGTGCCCCAAGGATAGACAACTGCATCCCGCTAAGGTTATCCTTAGCGGAAAAACCAAAGGGATTCCCATGGATACGGGTCTTATAAGACCTTTCACTATGGGTGGTAGACACGAAGTCTAGCAAAGATCCGTCTTTGCGCTTCATATGCCAAGTAAGGCAATGTTGCGCGCGACAGTAATTGGACCGCATCATATAAGCATAATCTGCGGCCAATCGATCGGCTACTCCGACGTCGAGATTTGCAACAACATCTCCCGCGTTAGAGAACCAATCTGCTAGCCATGTCCAAGGAATAGCGTTATAAATGACGCTAGGACTAGGATTTAGACCGTACAAACGTGCGGCCATATTCCTTTTCCATTTAACATCCCTTGGCCCCTCAGGTAGCCAGTAACGGAAGCGGGCTTCGGCCCACCAACGTTCACCAGCCGACTGAGTGATCGTACTAAATCCATTCTTCGGAAAGTACTGGGTAACGAGGCCTGGGTAACAACCCCCAGAGCCAAACGAAACTCCAGAACTAGTCGAAGTAGTGGACGAAGTATCGCTCAATGAAACAAATCGTTTCACGGGCTTACCATTGTGTTCAAGAAGCCAGTTTAATCGCTTTTGTAAATTCCTTTGGGAATTGACAAGATTGCGAATATCCTGGAGCAGAGGTTTCCAACCGAACTGTAAAGCCAACCAGTAATCACCGATTGACTTTAAGCCACGTTTG